AAACTTGTGAACTGTATAAGAACCTTGTGTAGTTATTGTGCCGCCTGTTGCAGCAAAAACTGTTGCAGCATCAACATACGCTTTAGTTGCTGCATGTCCAGTAGCTGATGGAGCACCACTTAAAGTCAATGCACCCGTCATCGTACCGCCTGCCTTTGGCAAGGCAGCTGCAATAGATGTATTGATTGAGTTAGCAATATCGTCTGCTGCTACGGCATCATCACTTATACTTCTTGATACTATTTTTCTAATGGCCATGTTTTATTCCCTAAATTCTTTATATTATTTATTCGTCCTGACCAGTGGTCGGGTTATAAGTTTTCGCATCTTCGAAGAAAGATGAGGTTTCATTGAATCCGAAATCCCCGTCATCTGCATCCCAATTACTCGGAGAAACATCTGCTGGTTTTGGTGTAGCAGAATATCTCTGTTCTCTCTTTGGTGCATTAACTTCTACGTCTGTGTACTGATCGACTTGTACAGAACGAATGATACCAGATGAAGTTACTGGGCCGTATAGGTAATACTTTGCAGTAAAGTTTAATGTGTAGATAATTGCCCTACGAGTTCCAAAGTCACCCTCATAGTCATCTTCATAATTAATAGAGTTCAGTACAACAGGAATGTCTCTGATAATATCTAGTTCAACAGACTCCTTTAATGTAACTGTATACTCTGGTTGAAAGTATGGTAGAATCTGTTCTACAATCTGTAGAGCATCATCTGAGTTCTTACTCATAATGAAAAGTTCAAAGTCTACGTTATATGGAACAGGCATGAATCCAGACTTAATCTGTTCATCATTTGTACCATTCGAAGCCTTCTTAACTTTGATAGACTTATTGAGTTTTCTTGTGGCATCATAAGTCAATCCACTAATCTCAAAACCAATACGAGGTAGTGTTACTGCAACCTTTTTATTGAGAGCAGGGTCTTCCCTTAATCGTGCCAACCATTTCGCCTTCGGGCCATATGCAAGAGGCACTTTCATTGTTTGTGCAATGTTGCCTGCATTATCTTTCTTAGCGAGTTGGATGTCGTTAAAAATCGAACCAAATCCAACTACGACATTTCGTGTTGAATTGTTATAAAAGTAATTTCCAATCATAATTTATTTCCCTGCATCCCCGAATGGATTAGATTCGGAGAAGTCCAATATTGAGTCTTCAGCGGTATCGAAGAAATCGTTCATAGCGTTTTCGTCAATAGTGTCAACTTTATAAGTTTCTTGTATTATATATGATGCAACTGCACCCTGTACTGCGTTTTCAGCCTGTATATATCCGCCATGTGTTTCGTCCTCAGATATAATGTTATCTCCAAGTCCAGCACCTGTCGAACCATCTTCTTGCATTAATAGAGTTCCGTCTTCTAAACTGACATTCTCATTAAATGTTCCTGTTTGTTCAAGAGAAGTCTGGTGAGAAAGTTGATCTAAACTATTATCATCTTCAATAGAATCTATTGCAGCGATACCAGTGTCAATCTGTTCAGAACCATATTCAAATGATTTGCACTTCAACTTATATGTAGGTAGATTGTGAACTTGGTAAAACGGGTCGTCATGGTCTACAAAGGTAATCTCAAATAACTTGTTACCTTTAGGCCAGAATACTAAGTCTCCTTCATTCGGACGTAGATTTACAATAATGTTATTATCTACTGATACGAACTGTTCCCAACGTCTTCTAGCTACTGTGAAGGTTGCGTCATCTTGTATGTCCAAACCAAACTTAGACATGAGTTCTTTTTCACCCTCATACCCATCTGCATTATCAACATACATCTCTATGAGATATGCGTCCTCAAATTTAGAAAGAGTGTCTTCTCCAAATAAGCTATCTTCTGATACCATGTTACGAGGAATATAATAAACATCCTGACCATAGATACGCAACTGCTCTATGATTAAATCTTCATAGAGATGCTGTTCTGGTCTTGTTCCTGTATCAAAATAAACATTAGTTGGCATTACGTTACCCTATCATATGCATTGGTGGCAACTCATACGCAAGTTGTATTTGTTCTTCTAGTTTATTGATCTCTTCTTGTGCTTGAGTGTATATCTGTTCACCATTTAGTGCAACTCCACCCAACATTTGGATACCTTGAAACTTAGAAAGGTTTGCACCCCACTGTTGTTTAATCAACTGTGTTGCATATCTCTTCAAGAATATATCATCCCATACATCAACAAATGTTGCTGGGTCTAATTTACGATAACATTCAATGACAATGTAGTGGTCAGCAGTAACATCAACTTGCCAATCCATATCAATGTACAATCTATTCTGATGTTGGTTGTGACGAATTGCAGTATCACCTGTGAGTATATGATCTAGGAAATCAAGATGCTGCATTGTCATTTCATAGTTTATCATTGAGGTAGAACTAAAGTCCTGTAAGTCATTCAGTCTCATCTGATACTTTACGTCAAACATACTCATAGCACCCTTATCTGTAAAGGGGAATACTTTTACCACAGACATTACTGTGGTTGGAACAGGGATATAGTTCTTCTGTTCTTTCCAGACTGCTGAAGTAGTACCATCAACATCTGTTACAGATGCTAAGGAATTGTCTGATCTAGCCCTAGTAATATCTGCCGCAGTAATCTGATATTTCAGATATACTCTTTCAATACCATCATAATGATATTGTGCGAAGTACTGTAGTGCTTGGTCAATTCTGTCTTCTACTTGATCTGGATCAACATTTATTTCAATCACAGGTTTACCTAATGATCTTAGACAGTATTCTTTAAATGTTGTCCTTGTATTTGGAGATGCCATATTATTTTATCCTAATGCGACTGCTAATGCTATTGCGAAACCTTCTTCTGCGCCCCTATTGGCAACTTCAACGACAGTTCCATCTGCTTGTTTAGTGTATATCTTCAAGTCAGCAGAGTTGATTGCAATCTCCCCTGCCGCTAAGTCATTTGCAGAGGGAACAGAACCAGCACTCTCTGATCTTTTTGGTTTAATTACAGTAGCCATAACTTATTTGATATCCTTAATAACTACTATTTATGAGTAACTTCCACCATCAATTGCTGTTGCCCAAGAGATAGTATCAGATGATGATGTATAGAAAAGAACTCCATCATTAGAACCTCCACCATCTAATGCAGAAAGTGTATTAGCACTATTTGCAACCAATACAGAACCCTTAGCAGCAGCACTTAATCCAGTACCACCATGTGCCACGGCAACATCCGTACCAGCCCAAACACCTGTTGCAATTGTTCCTAAAGTTGTAATCGAAGTTTGTCCAACATAGTTAGATGCGATTGTAAGAGCGTCTGCACTTACTGTAATCGTTCCACTTGTTCCGACAACATTTATTGTGTTACCACTTTTGGTTAATCCGTTACCAGCAGTGATTTGTCCAGCACCAGAGAATTGTTCAAACACAACCCCTGTTGTACCTAGTGTGATTGCACCATTTGTACTTAGAACATAACCATTGTCTCCGTTCACAGTACCTTCCTCGGCAAAGGTAAATGCACCCGAAGTAAGTTCTGAAGCAGCATCTGCATCTGGAGTTCTTGTTAGTACCCAGTTAGCTGAACCAGAACCAGTATTGGTTACTTGATAGAAACCATTCTGTGCAGCAGTTGACTGATTTTTAACTAGAACTCTGTTTGTTGCTTGAAGGGTTACACCATCAATTGCAATATTAGCTTGTGAACCTGAGTTAGTCAATGTACCAGCACTGTTATTGTATGTAGCACCAAGGTTTGCAGTTGTAGCAACCCTTACAGAACCCTTAACGTCAAGTCCGTTTGCAACACTATCAACATAGGATTTGGGTGCAAGAGATTGGGAACCAAACCCAGCACGCCCTGTGTAGTCAGAAGGAACAGTAACCGAACCAGTTCCTTGAGGGGAAAGTGTTAAGTCTCCGTTAGAGTTTGTTGTTGAAATGGTGTTTGAATTTAGAGTAATATTATCAACAGCAATTTGAGTCATTCCTGCCAATGCAGTGATTGTATCACCAAGTGATGTATCGGTACTACCTATTGTAATACCATCGTTAGCAAGTTTGGAGTTCGGAATAGAACCAGCAAGTTGTGAGTTTGCAATTGTACCAGTAAGAGTAGAGGTTGCAACAGCAGAGAATCCAAGTTGTCCACTACCATCAGTCTTTAAAAAGTGTCCAGCAGTTCCGTCTGCTTGTGGATGTTTTAATCCATCAATAATAACATCACCCGTACCATGTGGTGTTACAGTAATGTTACCATTTGTGTTTGTTGAGGTGATTGCATTACCATTTAGGGTAAGGTTATCAACCAATAATTCGTTAAGTTTTTTGTCTGAATCGACAAGGAGAGCAGTACTTGCTGTAACTGTTCCGTGTGTGTGATCCATTAATGCAGTGTAGTATGCACCACCAACTTTGAATGGAGTGTTTGAATTGGTGGTGTGGTGTCCAATGTATAATCTTCCACCATTACCACCAGCATCCGTATCTGTGTTTGAAGTGTCGTAAATATATGCAAACTCGCCTTGTTCTAAGGTAGACGGGATGTTAGCCGTATTAGTACGTTTACTCTGAATAATTGTTGCCATTTTTAACTACCCTATTTTAAAATACTCCGCCATTAAGACGGATTGAACCAGTATTGGTTTCTATTGTTTGAGTCACTTCAAACTTCTGAGTGTTGCCATTATATTGTATCAATGCACCATCACCAAGAGCAGAAACATCTACATCAGATAATTCTGCAAATGTACCAGCAGCTGCACCTGATGGGCCTTGAGGGCCCGGCACTGTCACGCGAGTAACTATGGGTTCATTTCCTTGTGAAACTGAACCTAGAATATTGGAAGTGGTTGACATGACTGCACTTATAGACATCTACATTAACTCCTAGATACGCTTGGGTTTACTGTTGCAATACCTTCTACAACTCTTGTCTTGAGTCCAGATACGGATGTTATGAGAAGATCATAGACATACCGCCCCGATTCAAGTGATTGAGTCTGAGTGTCAGTGAGTGACATTGTTATTTTACCTGTGGTACGATTAGAATCAAAGACAATCGTAAAGGCAGTCGAGGTAGACGAATCATACGTCTTACGGACTTGAGCAAGAGCAGTATATGCTGTAAGATCAAGTGCCGCGCCTGCACTATCTGAAATAGTGACAGTAGTGCTGAAGTCAGCACCTTGGTTAATAAAAATATTTGAAATTGTTGCCATCTAACACACTCTCCTTCTTGTTCTATTTATAAGGACTGCGAGTTAGATGTTCTGATAATAAATAGAGTTTTTATTTACACACCATGCAGTAGTGCATCCATGCTAGATA